CCGCGTCCATCCGCATCATGGCCTGGTAGTTCACATCCAGGCGGTACGCGAGGCTGCTGTTTCGCAGCATCAGGGACGCGGTACGGAAGTACGACCGCTGCACTTCCACGGGCAGGGCAAGCGGCCCGGTGGGTCCGCGGCTCGTGGGCGCGGGCAGGGGCTTGCGCGGCCGGCGTGCGGGCGGAAGGCCAGCGCCCGGAACGGCGTTCGGCATCAGAGGATTGCTGTGCTGCGGGTCGGCCATTCGCATCAGTCTAACGACTCACCCGAACATCCTTCGCTTCGGACCACGCGATTCAAACATCCGCGTAGGCGTGGTGTTGACGGTCACCACGCCGCCTTGGCTCACGACCGTGCCGCTGGCGGCCGCGTTGCAGAGGTCCACCACAACGTCCACGGTGTCATCGTGCGACCCGGCGGGAAACGACAGCAGCTCGTCCAGCACCACGCGGAAGTCGGGCGCGGCTTGGCCGTTGGCGGCCTGAGGGAAGTGCAGGCGGCCCTGCTCAACGAAGGGCTGCGCCCCAGCGGCGCGTAGGTGCTTGTCCGCCCCGCGCTCCACGGGGATGACGGGCTGGCGGCAGCCCATGCGGAATTGGTCGAACACGCCCTTCTGCGGGCCATTGGCCTCGGCGAGAACCAGTTGGCAGCCCCGGCGCTCCACCAGTTCCTTCGCCATGCGGGCGAAGTCCGGGAAGGACTCGCGCACGCGCAGGATGTCGGTCAGGTACAGGTTGCGGTTGTAGTCCACCTCGCCCACGATGCAGACGGAGTAGTCGGGATCGTCGCGCTCCTGGCGCTTGCGGCCGTACCCCCAGTCGATGGCGGCGATGGTGCGCGACCCCGTGTGGTTGCCATCGTGATAGCGCACCCACTCGGGCCGGAACACGAGGAGGTCCGAGGACAGCGGCACAAGCTCGTAGGCGCGGGCGTAGGCCATCGGACCCATGTCGCGGCGGTTGCGGTTGAGCAGTTCAGCCGTAAAGACTTCGGGCCACGGGCTTTCCAAGCCCCGGCACGGCCGCCGCAGGAGCGTGCCGTTCTCCTCGCATTCGCGCCGCCATTGGGCGGTGATGTCATCCGTGTGGAAGGGCGTGGCCGTGCGCCAAATGCGCGCCGGGTGCTTGGCGGACGGGTCCAGCATCGGCAGCCAAATGTTCGCCATCGCCTCCTTGACCTGTTCGCGGAGTGCGGGTTGCAGTACCGCGTTGCGGAGGTCGCAGATGTCATCGGGCCACAGGATGTCGGCGCGGCCGCCCGTGCGGCCGAAGATGCCGGAGGCTTGCACGGACGGGTCGCGGCGGGCGGGCAGACCGGGGGCGGTCACGCTCCAGGCGGTCACGGTGTCCTCACCGGGCTTGAGGGCAACGTGGGGGAACACGGCCCGGTACAGGGGGCTGCGGATGATGTCGCGCAGGAAGCGGCTCGTGGCGCTGGCGGCCTCGTCGTTGGACCCGATGAGCTTGAACCGGGTGGCAGGGCGGCGGCCAAGCCACCACGCGGCGAGGTAGGTCAGGCTCGAGGTCTTGCCGTGACCGCGAGGCAGCTCGGCGTACCAGCGATGGTGGGTGGCCGCGTGGATCAGCAGTTCGCGTTGCAGTTTGCTGATGGGCTTGCCGATGAGCAATGCGATAAAGGCCGCCGGGTTCTCCCGTGCGGCCTCCACGGCCTGGGTCGCGGTCAGGGCTTGCGCTTGGGCTTTCGGCACGGATTGGGGGGTTCTGCCGGGGCCACGCCGGCGATGGAGCGGGCCACGGCCTCGAGCGCCCCGTCCGCCATGTCAATCAGGGCCACGTTCTCGGTGGCCGTCCCCGAATCCAGCCGCGCCATCCGGTCCTCCTGCACGGCGGCTTCGATGGATAGCCGCTCCAGGATGGCAAGAGTCTGCGTGGCGCGCATGATCTCGCGGCGAGTGCTGGATTGGTCGGCGAGGATCTGCGCTGCCCGGTTCACGGCGGCGCGCTTGACCACATCCGGGATCTGCCATCCCTCGCGGATGGCGCGCATCCACAGACGCGGCGCGTCCGCACTTTCCCCTTTCCCCGCTGATTGCTCGGGCATCTTGGCCTCCGGTGGCATCTTACACTTCCTCGCGGGTTGCCGTCTGCCCGGTCAGGGTTTCCCACCGCTTCACGATGACATCGCAGTACGCGGGGCTGAGTTCCATGCCGTAGCAGACGCGGCCTAGCTGCTCCGCTGCGACGATGGTAGTGCCGCTGCCAAGGAAGGGGTCATACACCAAACCCTGTGGTGCGGTGCTGTTTCCTATGAGGTAGGCAAACATTGCCACGGGCTTCATGGTTGGGTGTTCCTCGTTTCGGCGCGGCTTCTCAAAGTTCAGCAGGGTGGTCTGCTTCCGGTCGCTGTACCAACCGTGGGCTGCACCATCCTTCCACCCGTACAGGCAAGGTTCATGCTGCCACTGGTAATCCTGCCTGCCCATGACTAGGACATTCTTCGCCCAAATCAGGCATTGACGCACTTGCTGCCCGCAGTCCTTGACCGCGCCACGGAAGTTGAACCCCTCCAAGTCCGCGTGCCAAATGTAAAAGGACGCTCCAGGCTTCATCCATCCAAACGCGGCTCCGAAGCAGTTGACAAGGAACTTTCTGAATTCCTCATCCTTCATGTTGTCGTTGGCGACCTTCAGGGCATCCTTGGTCTTGCCCGTGTAATCGACGTTGTAAGGTGGGTCAGTCAGGAGCAAATCCGCACGATCCTTGTTCATCAGTCGTTCCACATCGTCCAATTTGGTGCTGTCCCCGCAGAGAAGGCGGTGCTTGCCCAGCAGCCACAGGTCGCCGGGTTGCGTGATGGGGTCGGCGGGCGGCTCGGGTACATCGTCCTCGGTCACCTCGGGCGCGTTGGCGGCGGCGAGCTTGGCGAGTTCCTTCTCGTCAAAGCCTGTGGCGGCAAGGAGTTCCTCGTCGTCGATGGCGATGGCGGCGAGCTGCTGCTGCAGGGCGGCATCGTCCCATTCGGCCAGTTCGGCGGTGCGGTTGTCCGCGATGGCAAAGGCGGTCGCCTCGCTGCCAGCGAGGTTGGTGCGGACGGCCTTGATGGTCTGCCAACCTAGGGCGCGGGCGGCCATCAGGGTTCCGTTTCCGGCGATGACCACCCCGTCCTGGTTGACCACAATGGGCTTCTGCTGGCCGAAGCGGGCGAGGCTGGCCTTGATGGCGGCCAGGTTCTGCTCCCCGTGCTTCCGGACGTTGGCCGGGTCGTTGTGCAGCTCGGCGCAGGGGATGTCCACGATGCCCATATCTACGCCGCTGGGGGTCTTGGCCTTGCTCACTTGTGCTTCCTTTCCATCAGGATGAGGTCGAACCCGGCGGCGTTGGCCACCTTCAGGATGGAGTCGAAGGTGGGCTTGCGCTTCCCGATGACCGTGCCGGGTGTGCCGAGGAGGCATCGGACGGTATGGGCGCGCAGGATGCCGTTGGCTTCCATCTCGCGTGCGAGGCCGGATCGCGTGCCGCCGGCGGCGGCCACGGCTTCGGTGATGGTGGCCTTGAATTGATCGTAGGTCGTGATTACTGCCATACGCGGAAGCATATCACGCCAACGTAGCCCATGATGGCGGCGGCGACGAAACCGATGCAGATGACCACGGCATTGATGACGCGGTCCTGGGATCGGTACTGGCGGCAGATTTCGCACTCGCAGCGGTCATTGTTCACGGGCTTCATGCTCCTGGAGTCGGGAAAGGTACAGGGTGTTGCGGGCCTTTGCTTCCTTCAGCTCTTGGCGCAGCGAGGCGATGATTTCGGTTTGACGTTCGATCTCATCGGCGGCGCGGGCGAGCATCTGCCACGGAGCGGGTTCGCGTGCGGCGGCGTCGGCCTCGCAGCGTAGCCACGCCACAACGTCCACGGGCTGGCTGCGGAGGGGCGTGTTGGGATGGTCGCCGCTCATTCGCCCTCCGTGAGTTCAACGACAACGCCATCTTCGCTTTTGAATGTCGTGGCAATTTGGTTTCCCATCTTGGCGCGGAGTGTGCTGAATTCAAGCATGATGCACTTGCCCCACTTGTCAAACAGGCGATTCTCCAGTTTTCGCATGATGTCGCGGTCGGCCTTCTTTCGCGGTCCATCGGCGAATGCCTGGAGCGCGTCGATGGCCTCCTGGTCATCGGCAAGGGCGGCGGCGCACAACAGATAGCACCAGCGGATCGGCCAGTTGACTTTGTGCCACCGTGAATCATGCATCCACAGCCCTTCAAGCGGCACCCACATGGTTGCAATTCGCGCTGTGACCTTGCCATCCTTGTTGGCGGCGGTTTCAAGCAATTCTTGTATGTCGCTCACTTGCCGTCCTCCTGCGGGAAGCAGTCCCAACCGTGGTTCTTCGCAATACCAAACGCATCAAGCGGAACATCGCGGGAAACACGCCCGCAATACATCCGCCTCGCCTCGTCGCGCTCGGCGGTGAGAGCATGAATGCGTTCCCACAGTTCCGCCATGATCGCGTCCTGCTCCCCAATCCTGCGCTTGTTGCCAAGCGTTTCGGAATGCAATCGCTTGATCTCTGCGCCTGCCTGTCCAATCACGTGGTGCGAAACCGCTGCGGCGACCCGTAGCACCATGACATCTCGCGTTGTGTGACAAGTTTTCCAGTCGGCAAGCAAATGGTCAATGCGCTCGGTCACGGACATAGATTCCCAGTTTTCAACAAATGAAGAGGTCATCGGGAGTCCTCCACCACGGTGTGGATGCCGTGCTGCACCATTATGCCGCGGGGTTCGCCCTCGAGGCCGCGGCGGTCGAAACCGCCGCCCAAGCGCACGATGATGGATTCCAGTCGGTCGCGCTCGGCGCGGTGCTTGTCGGCGGATTCCCAGTTGTATTGCCACGCGCTCACAAGCATGGATACCACCTGTTCCGCCGCGAACGCGGTCGCTGGTCCGGCCTTGTCGGCAAGCTTGCGTAGGTCATTGATTCGGTTGCGCTCAAATGGCAAGAGGTTTTCCGGTAGTTCGATCATGCGCGCTCCTTCAGGGCGTTGAGATTGAGGACACCGGGGCTGACGAGTTCGTAGCCGCGGTTGCGTTCGGTCACGGAGCGCACGCGCACTCCGTAGGTGTGCTTGGCGTGGTCCACGAGGTGGGAGACCGCCCTTGGGCTGCATCCCCAAATCGCGGCAAGTTCGCGGCGCGTGTAGTACGTGTTTCGGTCAGCCTGGACAACAAGGAAGACGACGCGGTCGAAGAGGTCGGCGTACCCGCGCCGGCGGCCTGTGCGCTTGTGCTTCATTGCGCGTACTCCTTGACGAGCTGCGTGTAGCGGTCGAAGGCTGCCAGCGTGTTGGGGGCAAGCATGGCGCGCAGGACGGCGTTGGCCTCCTCGAGTTCCTTGAGGCGAGCGCGGACGGCTTCGATGTCGCCGGAGTGCTGCCCACCCCACCACAGTCCTGCGGAGCGCAGGAGACGGTCGAATTCGGCCAGGGTGACCGCGCCGCAAGATCGCCACTTGCCAGCGGTGGCTCGGTCAACAACGGCGAGTTCGCCTACGGTCTTGATGTCGGCGACCAGCATCAGAACATGCATGGCGCGGGTGGAGAGCATCTGCATCACGGGGTCGGAGTCGATGGGTGTTTGTGCTGTGATCATGGGTAGGTGGGAAAGGGGCGGTCGCATCGCCCCGGTTAGTGGTTACAGGGCGGCAATCTTCACACCGAGTGCGCGGTAGAACGCGCGCTTTTCGGCCATCATGGAGGCCAGGTCGGCTGCCTCCGCGATTTCAATCAAGCGGTCGTGCAGCTTGCGAAGGTCTTCGGTGGCCTTGGCGTATGCCTCACTCGCGGCGGCATCCGTGGTTTCGTATTCGCGGCGGGCGATTTCCGTTGCACCAATCATCGCGCTGATTTGATTGCAAGCAGCGGAGGCTGCGTTGAAAGCGTTACGGGCGGCGATTTCGCGGCGGGCGGCGGGCTTGCGGTTGTCGGTCTTGGTCTTAATGGTCATGGCTGTCTCCTCGTTGTGTCGCGCTCCCGCAACGTGCGTTCCTGCGACACGGTGAATGTTAGCCTCGCGTATACGCCCGTCAAGGGGGTAGCACGGATATTTCGTAGAATTATTTGATGCCGTAGGATGGCCCCTACGGGGCAGGGGGCGCGGGATGCCCTTCCGGCCGTCCGAGCGGGGCGGGCGCGTCCTGGGGCAACCTAGGCCGCTTGCGGGGGTGCTGGGGGATCTTCGGCCACCCCGAAGTCGTTGGCGGTCGCCGCCCACACGATCCGGGGCGTGCCGGCCCCAAGCCACTCCTGCTCGATCTGATCGGCCACGAACGCCTTGGCATCGCGGTGGCTCATGCCATCGTTGTCCCGCAGGCGAGCTGCAATCATGTCCGCTGAGTAGACGGCCACCGGGATGCCGCGCTCCCCGCTGCGGGGGTAGGACACCCCGAGGAGGCAGTCATCGAAGCCCGACAGGAGGATGGCGGCGACGCGCCGGCGCTTGCCCATGCCCATGAGTCTACCTCCGTGGTGCGGGGTTCTTGCGGCAATAGTCGATGGCAACCGCCAGTACGCGGTGCGTGTCCGGGCTGATGCCCAGGCGCTCTTGCGCCGCTTCGATCTCCGCAGCGGTCGCGGTCTTCAGCACCTCCTTTGCCCACGCATCCCAATCCGCGTAGTCCGCCGGGGACGGGCCTTGCAAAGAGGTCGCATCGCGCCGAGTCTGCACGACTTCCCCACGCGCAAGAACATCGGCCTGCGGCACAATCGCGCAGTACGCTTTGTGAATCGCCGCTACGTCCGGCTTCGTGTCGCGCTCGAGGCGGTGCTGGCGAATGCAATCGCGCAGCTTGTCCTGGTGCAGCGAACCCCACCGCTCGTTCAAGAGCCGCGACAATTCAGGCTCAAGCGTCCACTTCGGCCACAGTTCCCCCATCAAATTCCGATTGTCCATCCAGGTGATCGTTTGCATACGCCGGAGTATACGGACAGGCACTCCCGGCTGTCAACGTGGGGAAGGACGTTCGGAAGAGAACGAACGGATGTATCTACAAGGAAGTGAATCCGATCCGGCCTTCCGCGCCGCCGCTCTGCTGCGCTCCGCAGTTGCTTCGCTCCGCGGCGGCTGATCGCAGGGGCCGTTCGGGCTGTATCAGTTCGCATGGTGAGCGCGAGGGAAGCATGACCCCACAAAGGGGGCCACGTTCAACCAGCCCGCACGGAGCCGCGCATCGGTCGAAGCCACGAATTTCACCATTTCGCTGGAGGATTGCCAGCCGCTACCTTCGTGGGGGAGCGCACCTTTCGGTGGCGCGGGGTAGGGTCAGACACCCGCGACTACTTCCATGCTCCCCTACCGCGCCGGGAGCGACTTGCGGCATTGTTGACCCTAGGGTCAGGTACGGTACAATGCAACCGCGCAGGAATTAGACGCCCGCATGATAGCACTTTCGTGCCACCATGCAAGCGCAAGAAACGGCGTGGGTTTCGGCCCACGCCGTTTCCATTTGACATCGCAATACGCCGCGCTATCCTGCGCTCGTCGGGCGATTGTTTTTGCGATAGTCTGCGCGTGCAGCCTGTGCCCGACAATTTAACCCCCGGAAGCACGGCGCGTTGAACTTCGGTTCCGCGCCGTGTTCTTTTCCGGTCCCGGAAAACCGCGTGTACGCGGAATCGACACATCCGAATAACGTGTACGAAAGTGCTACATATTTGAACATCTGTAGCGCATTCGATTCATTGGGCAGCAACACGCTCATTCTGCGCGTGTCCTGCCCTGGCGAAAGGCTGACAATTTGTTACCCCATCGGTGATATCGACGGCGGGCGTACCTTGCGGCCTTGTGCGCCGTCCCGAGCGAGAATAGGCCGCTGGCTTCCTTGCGGCTGGCACTCGCACCTTCGCATCGGCACTATACCCATGCGGATACCGGATTGCTCATTGGGGTGAGTTAATC